TATTCTGTATTCTATCAGTGAAATTGTACCAAAACGATTTATCAGGCGCATAGTTGATAAAACTTCCGGCCTTTATCTCGTTTCCACCATAGATATACGTTCCTTTTCCATCGCACATAATGACATTACCATTGGGTGCCGATGACCAGTTGGCCCTCGATGGTGATCCAGTTTGGGTCATTAAAGCCGTAGCCGTGAAATCACCCGCACTTGGGATTGCCGTAGCATTCGAATAATAAGCCGCTGAAGTTTCAGCAGAATTAAATGCTTGAACAAGAACATGCGATTCTGAAGGCAAGTCTTTATTTAAATGATACCCGCTTTTAATCTTCGGATAGGATGACAAAGCTGTGGTATTAATCTTTGTCATGCCCTGCACGCCAATAGGATGCGTATCCGTGTACCTGAGATTGGTAAGCTGCCTGAAATTCTCACCAATCATAGCGGGATTGTCACCGCTTACGAGCTTACCGGATAAGGCGTATTCTTTTACTTTGATTTCTCGGTCAGTCATTTATACCCAGGAAAGCGCAGCTCTGTTATCGACAGAGCCGGTTAGTTTTTCAATTATCGTTATCCCGTTTGCGCCATAAGTGTATTTAGTTATAGTCCAATTCGTTGCAGATGTTGCCGCTCCGTGAAGATCGTTTTCACAGCGATAAATCAGGTTTCCAGATCCATCATAATAGTACAGGACATAGGGCGCATCACTTAACGCATATATTGGTATGCTGCCAGATACCCGCATCAGAATTCCTCGATCACCATCAGCAAATCAAATGCTTCATCAGCACTTGCGTTCTCTATGGTAATGGTATGCACTCCTTGCGCCGACCATTTCCCCAAATCGTTTAGCTCCCCAACAGCCGCCGTGAACTTTCTGACAGGATAACCAGCGCTGTCCTGTATCTTCAAATCAAATGTAGTCGTTGCTGTTGCCGCTTTCGCATATACCTGGCAGCAAATACCTCCAAATATATTCGCAGTATTTCCAGACCATGTGCCTGATGACGGTGTGACCGTGTTTTTGTACTTATGCTGCACTATCGTCTTGCCTTCAAATGCATCTTGAATGTATTTCGTCTTAGCATGTGGTTCGTCTGCGCCTTCAAAAGTCCCGCCTGCTGTTCAAATGCGATATACCACTTGTCCCCATAGTTAGGTTCCCGGTCACGGTACTTGTAAAGCCATGCCGCATATTTAACCAATGCAGGTGTATATTCTCTTGGGAATCTGAATACGTCATAATAGCTGTAAACAGGTGCCGGCCGCTGAAGGTAGTTAACCGTTGCCGTATGCCCCGCCGTCGAAGATGGAGGGTCTAAAATCAACTGAAGCCTACCCTGCGGCTGGATGATATAGGCGTCACTGGATGACCAATCATCGTTGGTTCCGTTAAACAGAGCCGTTGTCAAGACTGTCGAGCTTGTTTTGGATACCACAATACCATCGCTTCCATCCGTGGTGTTATGCACCCAATCCCCGGCTTCAACGTCCGAAAAATCACCTGCCGTATCCGTTAAAGTGCTTTTCCCGCCCGTAGCCGCACCGTCAGATGTTGCCGTTCCCGTCACTTGAGAAGCGAGACTTTGTTTGTCAATAACCGAAAACCTTGACGGAATGGATGCCGTGGTATCGCTGTTATCACCATACACAATTAATTCATACGGCTTCCAGGTTACAAAAGTAGTTGTGCTTCCATCGCTGTATTTGATAAAATATTGCTTATCCCGATTCTTGAGATAAAGACCCATATAATCTGCATTAAGGTCATAGCCTGAAGTGTCCGCAACCGTTGTAATCGTGTCGGTGCCTTTCAGGTAATGGGAGACTTGTTCAAGCCTCACAGCGGCTTCATTGAGAAAATTGTAACTCGTAAAATCATCAATAAACCCTGAACTTGAATCTTCCTCAAGAAGTTGTCTTAACGCATATAATAGGGTCTTGCCGTCCATTAGTTATCTTCCCTGATCATCTGGTCAATCGTTCTTTCAGGCCGAAATGTTCCGTAATTCTGATCCCGACGCAAATACTCGACATTTGTTCTTTCACCAAGGGCCTTGCCCATGATCTTCCACGCTCTCATCGCCTGTTTGCGCGAAATCTTGTTTTGGCCTGCTTCGATGGGAACTCCGCATTCCTTGGCAATATCGACAAACTCCTGAACGTCGATACACGGCTTGCTGTCCCTGCGGTTTTCTTCGTGAGCATTTGCCAACCCCTTGACCATATCGCTGCGGGTCGGCATCAGTTCCTTGATCTGCTCACCTAATACCTGATAAGCCTTTGCCACCCGGTCCTTGTCTTTGCCGGTCAATATGGGTTTGTCCTTTATGATCTCAGCCAACAGGACTTTCTTGCGTTCCAGTTCGTTCTGGAATTCTTGCGTGTTGGGAAGCTTGTCGATTGCACCCGATTTGATCATACGTTCATCCTTGTCGATAGACTCCTGAAGTTCGTCAATCCGTGAAGGATGATACCAGCAAGGATACTCAGACCGGATAGCTCCCCTGTGATGTTTGTTTTTCCTGTCTACTGCGCCAAAAAACTGAATCGCCATAATAATTATCCTCCTTATTAAATTCATATTATTCCATCAAAAGGCTCATAAGCCTTGCTTTTCTTGCACTATCCGGCCGTGGCGGAGGCCCCGCCATATCTTCCCCGCTCCGCATCATCTTCATAAGTATATCAATCCTGCGGCCTAAATGCTCAACATAGTATTGAAGCATGTCTATTTTGTCGGTTAATTCTTCAAATTGTTCCATCATTCACCTGACTCTATCAGCCTGAAATTCAGCATTTTGTCTTTTGCTTTTTCAAGGCATTCTTCACATGAATAAAAGTATGCTTGAAAGCCTTCATTCTCTATCATCTTTGTCGGTTCTCTCTTGTTGCACAAAACACAGATTCCACCAGGCGTTTTAAGATCCCTGATTTTAATTACCGTCATCTTTTTTTTCGGCTTTGGGTCTTCATATATTTCCGGTGTATCGGATACCCAACTGCGGGATTGCTTTATGCCGTACCCATATAATTTTTTGGTAACTGTCCGCATAAAATATGAAGGCTGACCGTGTATTACAGGTCTTATCCCCATCTGTTCCATTCTGCCTACCCAATAGCAGGCCGAAGGAAGTTGTCTTATATAATCGGCTTTGCCAAGGTAATTAAATCCCCAATAATGAATTTCCTTATATCCCTGATAAAGCACCCAGGCAGTTATGTAATCGACGCCGCCACCGAAAAAGTCAGTATTGAAGTAATCAATTATTTCCTGAAGCGGGTACGGGTAACAAGGCACATGATCCCATTGTTTGCAGGTTATGAAAGTAACTCCTGTGTCTCTTACCCGTTGGCAGATTCTTTCAATGTCCTCTAAAGAAGTCGTTCGCTTATGGTTGTTTCCGTCAAGGTCGTTGTGAATGTCAAAGGCAATATCCACATCCCTATGGATGATAACGGTGTTTAGCCCTATGATTAAATCGCCGTCAGATTTGGTGCTGGGCGCTTTGTCCCAGCCGTCCCCGCGACCGACAATATGAACTCTCATTTATGATAGCTTCCGCTGCAAGTTTTCCCGCATCTTGTCTTATGAAACGGGATACAAAGTTTTCTCTTTCGATGTGCATTGTATCTTTGTTGTGAAGTAACAGATTAAATGTTTTCACTAGTTCATCTATTGACTCGCACTCGTATAAAGCCGATTGCATATATTTGTAATGGATCGCTTCTTTTTGGGTATGGCTGTACTCATTGGCAAGTAAGGTTACAACCGGAATCTCGTTTATCAGGGCGTCAATCATTCCGCTTGTGTTGATCCCGAAAGCAAATGTGCAATGTTTTAATGAGTTGTAGAAGTCTGATCTATCATATCTGCTCTCCGGTAAAGCCCCCTTTTTAGGATAAACCGAAACATTCTTGTGATTTAATTTACGATAAATCTTGTAGTTTGCCGGATGTGGCCTGACCAAAATATTCAGGTCTGGAAACAAATCAGTAATAGCGGATATAATCCATGTCTCATCTTTGGCTACGTTCTTCGATGAACCAAGATAAAGCATAAAGTTTTTAAACGGATTGACTCCAACCCGATTGCAGAAATTAAATCTCGTTTCTTTTAAATGATCTCTGAGCTTCCATTTATCAAAAAACGGCGCTCCTGTTATCGTGATGTTCTCAGGGTTTATCCCATGTATTTGAATCGCTTCTGATTTCTGAAAATTGTTCCAAACCAGAAGACGATCCGGCAATACATGAAACACACCCTTTGTAGTTAGATTGTCCCAACTCAAAACCGATATCACCGTTGGAATGTTCAAATGCTTTGCCGCTTTGATATACTCAATTTCCTCTGAAAACCTGTGATTTGCCGGGGACACAACCACTACATCAGGATTTATCCGCTTTAAGTCTTCGATAATGTTTTCAGCCGGAGGGAATTTGTTTTCTATTTCAACGAAATATTTGTATCCATATTTTAAGACAGGCCCGAATAAGACCGCCCATTTCGGTGCATACTTGGCCCATCTTTTACGGTAAAAGTCTGACCCGACTTTACGCCTCAAATAACTTAAATAGCTTCGTGCTTCTCTCAATTTGAATAGGCTGGTTCTATATTTATCATGTCGTTGTTCAGACCATTGCCAACATGAATATCTTGCATATTTTAAAAATTCATCAACCTGATTAAATGAACTGTTATTGCTCCAAGTCTTGTCAAACAACATCGGCACCTGATGCCCCATATCATCCAATGCGCTGATGATAGAAGACAGATATGAAAAATGCTTAACCGACTTGATCACAAACAGTATAGTCATAATTATTCAGTATATCTATCAATTCTGCCTGTTCCGGTTTCTGTTTACGCATCCAGTTCTGAGGCGTCCCATATCCATACCTAAGTCCGTTTCTGGTTCTCAGCAGAGAAGTTTTTTTGCCATGAACTTTGACTTTGATCCCCCTTCCGATTGCAATCCCTAACCAATGGCTCACACTCGGAAGCTGATGCTCATACTCGCTTCCCTTCGCCATCATCACGCCATAGATATGAATCGAAGTCGCACCCTTATAAATTGCCAAGGCAATCAGATAATCAATCCCCGATCCGAAATAATCACTCCCGCAATATTCTATGACTTCATCAATCGGATATTTCATGATATGCGGCTGGCCGGGAATCAAATCATTGGCATAGGTAGGGATATTCTTTTTTTCAAGATCGGCCATATGGTCTTTGTCTTTTTGTTCGACAGGCGCAAGCCGGTTTTTGTGGATATCAACTATCAAGTCCAGATCCAGCAACCAATGCACATTATTAACACCCCATAAGTACCCTGCATTTACAGGTGCATCTTCATAACCGGGTGCTGAACCAACTATATTTACTCTCATTTGGCAAAAAACCATGACGGATGAGCGTCAGGGTATCCTTCATCTTTACGCGTTAAAAAAAGTTCCAAATCATGAATCTTGGTATAAGTATCAACCGCTGTTCTGACATCTTCATTATCGTAATCGTGACCACTGACAACCCCACCAGGTCTAACCCTATCTGACCAGACTATAATATCCTGCATAACATCATTGAACTCATGGCTTGCATCTATATAAACGAAATCCAATGATTCTTTTGGGACATCTTCATCTGCTGCCTGAAGACTTGATTTTTTGATAATCTCGGCATCATATTCATTCAATGCTGATTTTGCTATGCGGCAGAATTCTTCCTGTTCATCCCACGGTTTGCCAGGACCAGGATGATAATTATCAATGCATTTAAGATTAACACCCGGAATCGACTCGCAGATAAGTTTTGAATAAACACCCCGCTTCACGCCAACCTCAGCACCCTTTTTAAATTCCAAGGATGCAAACATTTCCGGTAAATTCTTGCGAATAAAGATTTCAACCGTCACAGGATTGGGTTTGTTTTCCTTGTTGAGCATTGTATGCATACGTTCTCTTGTCCTGATATCCCAATTCCTGAACCCAACTTTTTCCTGAAGCATTCGCGGAGTACCCCATTCAGGAACTTCCCAAATCATTTTGTCTTTCTTTGGAGTAGTAAATCTTCTTGAATTTGAGAAATTTGCGCCATGCCGAACATCTATATTCGCAAAGTCAGATGTAAAATTAAAAAATGGACCGATACAAGGGCTTGAATCTCCATTTTTTCGCGCATTGACCTGATCCTTAATGTGCTTCTTTAATACGTTCTTATATGAAACACATTGACTCAATGCCCGTCTTCCAACAGAGTTTACAAAATAATTCGTGTTTCTCTGCCAATAATACCGACTTTTGTTGAAATAAATTTTGTTCTTAAATTCCGGTATAAAATCAAAATGACTCGGATGATAGAATACATCATGTTCACAGAGATAGATTATAGAATCCTCATCAACATGATTTATTCCATTCAATACCTGTTCATACAGGCTCAAATAGCAACGCGGCTTTAACCCAACACAAATGTTTTTCCCGAAATCAAGCGGCTTTTGCGAAACGCTTATAATCTTAATTCCGTTTGAAGCCTTTTTGATTTGGTTCCTGACAGCCAACTCAAGCCCAGGCTCAAGTCGGCTGTCAGTGTAATATACGATGGTCTTTTTAATTCGCATTATACATGACCAACAAGAATACCCGTACCACCCGCAGTTGAGGCGACATAGTTTTCAAACAGACCACATGCCGCCGCATGAATCGCGTCACTCGAAAGACCCGCCTTGCACAAATGCGTCCCACGGTTATCGCTGATATGGCCGGTATGAGCCGCCCAAAGCGCGATGATTCCGCGCCATGTTGAAGCCGTGTCGTCGTTGTAAATCTGGTTTCTGGCAATGACGATACTTTTCCCAACAGCTTCCGTTGCGGCACTCCAAATCCCGGATTTGGCATAATCACCGCTAATGATGTTGTCGGTGATTTCAACGTAGTTGCTGGCATCCAGAACGATTGCGGCATCGGCCCCGGCTGTCGCATTTTCTGCGATAAAATGACAGTTTTTGATCTTGCAGTAGTGCGCCGTGTCCAGCCGAATATGCCAAACGAAGTCATAAGCGGTAGTGGAAAAATCCCACTCACACCCGTCAAACAAAACATGATCGGCATCGTTGACTTCAACTCCGGTTACAACCGCACTGATACCGGCAACAAACCGAATGTTCTTGAAGGTGTTGTTATCTCCGGTAACAAGAACTTTGCTACCCGTTGCGCTGAAGGTAAGTTCCGGCATGTCCGATCCGGTTCCGATTCCGATATACTGAATTCCTGCCGTATCGGGAACCCATGTGGTAGATCCGGCAATTGTTTCGGCGTGATTCGGCATGATATAAACCACACCATGCGTATTGCCCAAACTATTGCTTGAAAAATAATTCGTTGCGGTATCCAGTGTTGCAAACGGGTGTTTCGGATCGGCACCGCTGTTTCCATCGGAACCGGAAACGCTACTCACCCATCTGATCCTGCCCGATGTAAGTTCTTCGCCCTGCATCGGGATACCATTGATTTTATAAGCTCCGATTAAAGCCATATTGTCATACTCCTATTGCGGAAACCGGGGGGCGAATGACAGTCCCCCCGGTGAGGGTTGTTGTTTAGCTGACGATGTTCCAGTAGACCCAACGCCAATCTTTCCACATATACGAGCTGCGGAAATAAACGGCCTGTTTCAACTGGTAGGTTTCAAAGTCAACGGTGTTTTTGGTTTCCGGCTTCACTCGGTCAAACCAGACAAGATCCTCTTTCATCTGGCTTTTCCAGACCATGCCCCAGTTGTTCGTGTCGTAATCGTCCAACCGGAGATAGGGAATGACCTCATACCGGCCATACTGCGGGTTGATGTTGCCTTCTGCGGTATCCAGGCTTTTTTGGGTGCCGACAATTTCCATTGCCGCGTCAGCCAGATTGTCCGGTACGACAAGGGCAAGATCATCACCAACCTCGATTCTCTCACCGTCATCGTTTCTGAATAACCGCATGGCAAGCCGTGTTGCCGCTACAGAGGTTTTATCCAGCGCAGCAGTTCCGGCATTGTCAAAGCCGGTACTTGTCGAGACAGCGGCCTTGGTCGTGTGAGAACTTGACACAAGGGCAACACCTTCTTCGGATGTCATGTAATCAAACGCGATGGAATCACAGTAGGCAAAAACCCTGACACCCTGTTTTTCCTGCGTCCGGTGTGCCGCCATCATCAGCTTTTCGGCGCGATTGTCCAAAACGGCATATTTCTTGTCGTCAATGAGTTTGCGCTCGGCAACGATACCGGCCGCGAATTCCTTGTGTTCGACCTTTTTGTGCCATCCGGGGACAATCGGAAGATAGGTTAGTTTTCCATTGAATTCGGGGATGTCCGGCACCCCGCCGACAGCGTAAAATTCCTCCCACGCGGATTCAGATGTCATCATCGAAAAAAATCTTTCCCGCATGGTGGGAAGCTGTGCATATTTGTCTTCGGCAACTTCGCGTAGTCTCGTATCAAGGAGTCTCACGAATTGCGCTGAGTCTAAAGGACTACCCATGATATACCTCCTTGATTAAGATTCCGCAGTCCAGCCACGGTTGTAGATTGAGAAGTTATCGACATCAAACATGAAATCGACAAACTCAGACCCGGCTTCGGAAAGATCCAGCCGGACCACGTTGATGATGAAATAGTTTGTCGCAGGGCTTGCCGAAACGTCGATGTAATTTGACGATGTTGCACCGATTTGGACGTAGCTTTCCCCGAATGTCCGCAAGGGGACTCTGACAAACGTATCCCCGATTGCAACGTCATTGGGCATTGCATAGTCCCATGTTGCCGTTGTCGTACTGGTATCGTCGGTGATTCGATAGCACCCGGCATTGTTCCCCGACCGGCAGTATGCGGTACACAAATTGGCAACCGGCGTGAACTGAGTGGCGTTTGTCACCATCTGCAATCCATCGGTATTGCCTGTCGTGACCGTCAAAACACTCGGAGCGGTTCCAACGGCCGCATTGAACAACGGCCCTCTGATGATGTCACCGGGCCGGATCAACTCGACTTTCACCATTGCCCTCGAAGTGGAATCACCTTTGCTCCACGGACCCTCCACATTCCGATAATCGGTCGTATTGGAATGCGGACCCGCAGCCGCAGCAGCGGTGATATATTCGCACTTGTATGTTGAAGAATACGAAGGGTTATAGGCATTGTTGCCGACAGCAATTCCAAGTGGAACATCCAGATTCGATGCATTATCCCCACCTGATGCTTGCGGAAGATTCACGATTCCTTCATCCAATGCGCTGTGATCAATCGCAACGATGCCGCCCATATAAACAGTGGCACCCGGTTTGATCGTACACCAGATGGAGGGCGCAACATTGCCGCGATCAACAACACTAAACCCGCCTAAAGCAGCTCTAGCCATAATGTTACCTCCATGATACGGGCAAATAAAAAGGGGCATGTATAGAGGTATGGCTCCATACAGCCCCTTGTTATTCGTAGCCCGGATGATCAGTCCAGGGTTAGCCCAAATTTTTAGTTAGTTAATAGTCTCCACGCCAGTTCAGGGTGCCACAAAACGGGCATCCTGAAACCACTTTCGGTGTCCAGTTTAACCTGACTGTTTTCGGCTCACCGTCTGCGTCATTTTCAAGCAGCACATGACCCGAACGTGCAGAGGCCACTACCAACAGGGCAACACCTGAATTGTCGCCGTGTATCATGGCGTCTGTTTCATAGTAGTCGGCGGAATTGCTTCCCTTCTTCGGACCACCACTATACAAGGCTTCGTAAATCTCATGCGAAACACCGCTTTTCGATTCACTGTCGCCAAGTTCGTCCCGTTCCACATCACAGATAAACCCGCAGTTCCAGCAGCGCCAGTATCTTCCGTCATCACGGCCATCTCCGTAATCGACATGACCGCGTAAGGGAATCGTGCGGGAATCCTTTCGGGTTCTTCTCGTTCTTACTCTGTGGTGGAATCGGCTCAAAATTTACCGCCCCTCAAGTACATCGGCATATCGCCGGTAAGGGCTTTCTGAATTGTCTCCGGCTTAATACCGCGCCGTTTGACAAAATCCTTCGCGTATTCGTCAAGCTCCGGTACTTTCGCAGACTTCGGCTTGACATTGGTTTCAGTCGGTCCCCCCAGGGCTTCCTCTTTGACTTCCTTGTTTTTGTCAAGCGGGTTCTTGGGTTTGCCCGACTCTGATATTTTTGTTTTGTAATGCCGGTTTAAAGCCGACAGGAAATTATATTCAGCATCCTGTCTTGGATTTCCGGTAACTCGTTTCCAATGGGCTTCTGCGTCCTTGTGGATCTGAACATAGGTTGCATCGTCCAGGTCTTCGTATTGTAGCCCTACATCCAGCAAAGCCCCTCTTGCGGCTTCGACATATTGGTTCTGCTCTTTCTGTTCATTTTCCTTGGCCTTGCGCATAACCCGCAAAACGTCATCTTCAGATGCAATGATTTTGCCGTTTTCTTCCTCCGGTTCGTCTTCATTGGAAATCTTTGCTTTTAGTTGCGCTTCCAAAGAATCAATCTTGGACTGCATACTGGAAAGCCGACCAAGGGCAGACCGGAGGCGCTGATTCTCGGCTTCAAGGTCCGAAAGTTTCTTCGTGCCGTCTTCCTTTGGCTTTTCCTCTTTCGGCGTTTCTTCCGGCTCGGTCTTGTCTTCAGGTTCGGCCTGTGACTCTAAAGTTTCCTCCGGTGTTTCTTCAGGCTTTTCCTCTAATTCTTCAGCCGCAGCATCCAAGGCTTCATCTGTTACTTCTGTCATCTGTCCCCCTATCCTTGTTTTAATTTCTGGATTTTATTCAAATAACGCTGAATCCTGACCGACCATGTTTCAGCCAGATTAAATAAAACCCTATATTCAGCGTGTTCTGCATCGGTAACTTTGTTCTTCGGGTCATCCTTGATGTACTTGTCCAGTATAATTTCAAGCCGATTGATAACGTCTTTCAGCAACTCCTGCCCGACTTCGCTTCTGATTGCCTGATAGAATGGCTGTTTTTTGCCAAGAACCGACATAATCCTTGCACAACTC